ATTCGGAAGAGGCGCGACACGACCAAGGAACTCTCCCGCTACGCCTTCCCGCCAGCGAGGCCCAGGTCCGCCTCGACGCGGCCCATCTCTTGGACCCGGACCGGCGTGGCTGCGTCATCGACGCGGGCACGCCGGTCGGCCGCGGCTTCAACCGTTTGTTCGTCGGCTTCGTCCGCCGAAAGGTCAGCGAGGACTCGTACCGGGTGGACCGCGTCATGACCGACCGTAACCACGCGCCCGAGGAGGCACACGCATGAACCAACCCGCCGCCTGGAAACGCGGCAAGAGCGCCGACCCCGGCCTGCTCGGTCACCTGGACTTTCTGCTCCGCGAGCCGGCCGAGGTCTACCACGCCCGGTCGAAGGAGCACGTCACCAGCCACGGCCTGGCCGACTTCCGCGAGAACCCGCTGCTCTACCGCAAGCGGCAGCTCGGCCTGGTCGTCGAGGAGGACCGCCCCGCCTTCCAGGTCGGCCGGGCCGCCCACGCCCTCATCCTCGAAGGCCGGGACGCCTACCGCCGGCAGTACGCCTTCGGCGGGCCGACCAACCCCGCGACCGGCAAGCTCTTCGACAGCCGCAGCAAGGCCTACCAGGAGTGGGCCGAGCGCCAGGCCAAACCGGTGCTCACCGACCGCCAGGCCGCCCTCGTCGAGGAGCTGGCCGGCGCCGTGCAGCGCCACCCCGTCGCCAGCGAGCTGCTCGCCGAGGGCGTGCCCGAGGGCGTTATCCGCTGCGACTACCAGGGCGTTCCCTGCCAGGCCCGGCTCGATTGGCTGAGCCCCGCCAAGGGCCTGGTCGATCTCAAGACCTGCGACCACCTCAAGTACCTCGAGGCCGACGCCCGCTCGTTCGGCTACCTCCACCAGCTCGCGTTCTACCGCGCCCTGCTCGCGCTGCAGACCGGAGTGACGCTGCCCGTGTACCTGATCGCGGTCGAGAAACGCGAGCCGTACCGCTGCGGCGTCTGGCGGATCGACCCAAACGTCCTCGCCGTCGCGGAGCGGGACAACGAGGCCGCCCTGGATCGCCTGGTGCGCTGCCGGCAGCAAGACCACTGGCCCACCGGCTACGAGGAGCTGCGCGTCTTCGACCACATCTAACCCGAGGAACCGAGCATGAGTCTCCTGGCACAAGTCCAGAGCGGCAAGCGCCTCGCCCCGCGGCGGGTGCTGCTCTACGGCACCCACGGCATCGGCAAATCGACCTTCGGCGCCTCCAGCGACAAGCCCGTGTTCGTCCAGACCGAGGACGGCCTGGGCGAGATCGACTGCGACAAGTTCCCGCTGGCGCTGTCCTACCAGGACGCCCTCAAGGCCTGGAAGCCCTCTACACCGAGCAGCACCCGTACCGCACGGTAGTCCTCGATTCCCTCGACTGGCTGGAGCGGCTGATCTGGGCCGAGGTCTGCCGCCAGCGCTCCGTCGAGAACATCGAGGACATCGGCTACGGCAAGGGCTACGTCTTCGCCCTGACGCCGTGGCGCGAGTTCCTGACCGGCCTGGACGCCCTGCGCAACGACCGGGGCATGACCGTCGTCCTCATCGCCCACGCTCGGATCGAGCGTTTCGAGAACCCCGAGACGGACAGCTACGACCGCTACGTGCCAAGGTTGCACAAGCTGGCCTCGCAGACCATCCAGGAGTGGTGCGACGAGGTGCTGTTCGCCACCTACAAGGTCTACACCAAGCAGACCGACGAGGGCTTCAGCCGCAAGAAGACCAAGGGCATCGGCACCGGCGAGCGCGTCCTGTACACGAGCGAGCGCCCCTCCCACGTCGCCAAAAACCGCCTGGGCCTGCCCGACGAGCTGCCGCTCGACTGGCGCGCCTACGCTTCCTTCTTCCACCAACCCAATGTGACCCCGAACGGAGGACCGACCAATGGCTGACCTGCACGGCTTCAACGCCAACGAAGTGGATCCGACGACCGACCTGGAGCCGATTCCCGCCGGCAAGTACCTGGCCATGATCACCGACTCGGAGATGAAGCCGACCAAGAGCGGCGACGGCCGCTACCTGCAGCTCACCTTCCAGATCCTAGAGGGGCCGTACAAGGGCCGCTTCGTCTGGGCGCGGCTCAACCTGCACAACGCCAACGAGACGGCGGTGAAGATCGCCCGCGCCGAGCTGTCGGCAATCTGCCGGGCCGTGGGCGTGCTGACGCCCAGGGACAGCTGCGAGCTGCACAACCTGCCGCTGGTGATCACGGTCAAGCTGAAGAAGCGCGAGGACACCGGCGAGCTGCAGAACGAGGTCCGCGGCTACGCCAAGAAGGAGGCGGCCGCCGGCCAGCCGCAGCAGGCGGCGACGAACGCGCCTCCCTGGCGGCGCGGCTAACAGGACCCCTTCGGCCGCCTGCACGATGTCGAGACAGGACACACACCTCCAGCCTTAAAGGGTCCGTTCGTCGGTCGTGCAGCGGCCATTCTTTCTCTCTGCCGAGGGCTGGGATGCTGACCCTGGAACTGCCGTTTCCGCCGAGCCTGAACCACTACTACCGGCACCTCGGCCACGTGACGCTCATCAGCCGCCGCGGCCGGGCCTACCGCGAGGCGGTCATGGCCTTGCTGGCGTTGCAAAAGATCGAGCCCCTCAGTGGGCCGCTGGACCTGGCCGTGGAGCTGTTCCCGCCGGACCGCCGCAAGCGCGACGCGGACAACTTTCACAAGTGCCTGTCGGACGCGCTGCAACACGCCGGCGTGTTCCACGACGACAGCCAGGTGGTCCGCCTGGAGATCTGGAAGCGCGACCCCGTTAAGGGCGGCAAGGCCGTCGTCCGCATCCGGGAGCGGAGCAGCGACGGCCGGCTGGAAGATCTCAGGAGTGCTCGCCGGCATCTGAGCCGCGTGATCGAGCAGATCGAGGGGGACGCCGGTGCAGCTCCGACCGTACCAGCGTGAGGCCGTTGAAGCCGTCTACGCCTACCTGCGCCATCACGACGACAACCCGGTCGTCGTGATCCCGACGGCGGGCGGCAAGACGCCGGTCATGGCGACCATCTGCAAGGACGCGGTGACGCGCTGGGACGGCCGGGTGCTGATCCTAGCCCACATCAAGGAGCTGCTGGAGCAGGCCGCCGACAAGCTGGGCAAGGTCTGCCCGGAGGTCCGGTTCGGCATCTACTCGGCCGGGCTGAAGCGCCGCGACAAGGAACACCCGGTCATACTGGCCGGCATCCAGTCGGTCTACCAGCGGGCCGGCGAGCTGGACACCTTCGACCTGGTCCTAGTGGACGAGGCCCACCTGATCCCGCCAGAGGGCGACGGCATGTACCGGCAGTTCCTGGCCGACGCCAAGGCGGTCAACCCGCACCTGCGCGTCGTCGGCCTGACGGCCACGCCGTACCGGCTGAGGTCCGGCCTGATCTGCAGCCCGGACCACTTCCTCAACGCAATCTGCTTCGAGGTCGGCGTGCGGGAGCTGATCGTTCAGGGCTATCTCTGTCCGCTGGTCACCAAGGCCGGCAGGGCGCGGGCGGACGTGAGCGGCCTGCACGTGCGCGGCGGCGAGTACGTCGCCGGCGAGGTCGAGGACCTCATGGACCAGGACGCCCTTGTGCAGGCCGCCTGCGCCGAGGTCGTCGAGCAGACGCGCGACCGAAGCGCCGTGCTGATCTTCGCGAGCGGGGTCAAGCACGGGCAGCACGTCGTGCGGGTGCTGAAGGAGAAGCACGGCCTCGAGTGCGGCTTCGTCTGCGGCGACACGCCTGACGGCGAACGCGCCGAACTGCTGGCGCGGTTTAGGGGCGTGTCCGGCGCCGAGCTGTTTGGCCGCAAGCCGCTGAAGTACCTGTGCAACGTCAACGTGCTGACCACGGGCTTCGACGCGCCGAACATCGACTGCGTGGCCCTGCTGCGGCCGACGCTGTCGCCGGGCCTGTACTACCAGATGGTCGGCCGGGGCTTCCGGCTTCATCCGGGCAAGCAGAACTGCCTGGTCCTCGACTTCGGCGGCAACGTGCTGCGGCACGGCCCGGTGGACGGGATCAAGGTCAAGGAACGCGACGCCGGCGGCAACGGACAAGCCCCGGCGAAGGAGTGTCCCGAGTGCCATTCGGTGATCGCTGCCGGCTACGCGCGCTGCCCCGACTGCGGCTACGAGTTCCCGCCGCCCGAGCGCGGCAACCACGACGCCAAGGCGAGCAGTGCCGGCATCCTTTCGGGGCAGGTGACGACGACCAGGTACGCCGTGCGGGACGTGTTCTATGGCGTCCACAGGAAGCGCGGCGCGCCGGAGGACGCCCCGAGGACGATGCGGGTCGATTACAAGGTCGGCTGGTACGAGTACAAGTCGGAGTGGGTCTGCTTCGAGCACACCGGCTACGCCCGGCAGAAGGCGGTCGCCTGGTGGAGGCAGCGCTCCCACGAGCCGGTGCCGGAGACGGCCGAAGAAGCGGTCGCGCTGGCGCAAAACGGCCGCCTGGCCACGACGCGCGAGATCACCGTCCGCAGCGTTGCCGGCGAGGACTTCGACCGGATCATCGGCTACGAGCTTGGCGACATTCCGCCGGCGCACGACAGCCAGAACCTGC